AAGGCATCTGAGGCATTGAAATATAGGAGCCATAGATGAAAAAGAAAAGGTGGAATGAAATAGTTTTTCCTAAGTTGCTTGTTTCAAAAGCTCCTAAGACGACAAAGACCAAGAGCTTTAAAGTATCTGGTGGAGAGGGGGCTAACACAGTTAAATCTCTTAAAGGGCTTGCTAAACCAATTCCTAAAGTAAAGAATCGGGCTTTAACAAGAGGCGATTATCTAGGAGGTAGAACTTCTCAAGGCAAGAAAGCATGGAATGTTTATAAAGACACATTAATTGATGATAGAGCAAAAACAAAAATGACTATCTCTAAATGGGTCGATATGACAAAAGGTGAAATGGAGGGAGAAGGAGCTATAAGCGGACAAAAAAGAATGGTAAAAACTGTTGATACAGGTCAAGCATTCTGGACAGATGCATATACAGGAGATCGTATTCACAAAAGAGGTGGGAAAGAAGGGACAAGTATAGATCATACAGTTTCAATTGATAGAGCAATACGAAGTGGGAAATTTGATACTCCAAAAAAAGCACAAGGATTTGGGATATTCATCAACAATCTTGTCGTAACAAAAGGATCAACAAATACAGCAAAAGGATCAAAGGATTTAGGAGAATTTACGCCAGCACATGAACCAAAGAAATATGCAAAGAGATATGGGAAGGTTATGGGTGATCTAGGAATGGTAATGACTCATGGAGAAGGTCAGGCATATAAAAACATGACAGGCAAAGAAGCACCAACTGAAGTTCAACATATACTTGATATGAAAAGAGGAGAAGAGATTTCTGACTCACAAGAGAGGCGTGATATGTGGATGATGAAAGGAACGAAAAGGAATAAATGAGTAATAATGCAGTAAAAGCACTAAAGATTGCAGAAGCAATTATTGAAACAGAAGAGACTAATAAGTTAAGTACGTATAAGCCTTATGAGTACCAGATACGGTTTCATAATGCAAAAGACATGCAGGGTCGGCTTGCAAGACAGAGACTCCTCATGGCAGCAAATAAAACTGGAAAGACTTTCTGTGGTGCAGTAGAGATGGCATACCACTTAACTGGACTTTATCCTAAGTGGTGGACAGGAGCAAAATTTCAAAGACCTGTTACTGCATGGGCTGCTGGCAATACTACTGGTAATACAAGAGATATAGTACAAGCAGAGTTATTGGGAGAACCTGGTGATCCAGAGGATTACGGCAAGGGTACAATACCAAAAGACCTCATAGTGGGGCAACCCCAACGATTGCCAGGTATTCCTAATGCATTTCAGAATGTAATAATAAAACATGCTTCTGGTAAAAACTCCAAACTTATGTTTAAATCATATGAACAGGGTAAGATGCAATGGATGGGTAAAGCAGTAGATGTTGTGTGGTTGGATGAGGAACCTCCACAAGATATATACTCTCAGGCACTTCGTGCATCCTTGAAATCTGGTGGACTAGTATATATGACTTTTACACCTGAAACTGGTATGACTCCAGTTATTACCCAGTTTATGACAAAGTTAGGAAACTCACAGGCATTGTTCTCAGCGACATGGGATGACGCACCTCATTTGGATGAGGATATCAAGGAAGAGATTTTGAGAGCATTGCCTCCCCATGAGAGAGAGATGCGGTCAAAGGGTATACCAGTTTTTGGTTCAGGTATGGTATTCCCGAATGTTGAAGAACAGTTACAATGCGATCCGTTTGCAATTCCTGAATACTGGCCTAGAGTTTGTGGTATTGACTTTGGATGGGATCACCCAACTGCTGCGGTTTGGCTTGCATGGGATCGTGATACTGATACAGTATATCTATATGACTGTTACAGGCAGTCTGCACAAACACCAGTTGTCCACTCTGCTGCAATACGAGAACGAGGTAAGTGGATACCTGTCGTATGGCCTCATGACGGATCTCAGCACGATAAAGGTTCGGGGCATTCACTTGCAGATATATATCGCAAACAAGGGCTGAATATGATGCATACCCATTTTACAAATCCAAAAGGTGACATTGCGATAGAACCTGGTATTATGGAGTTACTGCAAAGAATGGAAACAGGTCGTTTTAAAGTCTTCAGCTACCTCAGAGATTGGTATGAAGAAGTGAGAATGTACCATCGCAAGGATGGTAAAATCGTTGCTAACAATGATGATTTGATGAGTGCAACAAGATATGCATGTCAATCTTTAAAGTTTGCAACTACTGGTAAACCAATACACCGAAAGAGAAAAGCTATCGGAGCTGGACCAGGTGAATGGAATTACTATCCTGTTGATAAACCTACACGCATATTTGCATAAAGGAATAATATGAAAGTATATACTGAAGTAAACTACATCTGGAAAGATGATAAACTGGTTCAGACTGATTCACAGTCATTTGATTATGAAGGTGAAGTAACTCAATGTCACACAAGAAAAGTGCCATATACAGGTGTGAATATCCCCCATGCTCATGGTGGAGAAGCAGGAAAAATAACAGCAGAAGTGACTAAAACACAAGATAAAGCTACTAATTGGGCTAAGAGGAATAACATGGATAAGCCTGGTGGTGATGTTAAAAGATTCACAGATTGGGGTGCTTCTTTAGATGATAAAGGACAAAGGTTAATGTGGGGTCATAGTTCATATGATGATAATACCCCTGCTCCCCCAGGAAGTGAAGAAGAGTTACTGAAAGGTTCACGAAGAGGTAATCAGGGTAAGGGTAAATTTGGAAAAACGAAAGAGGACGATCTGCGAAGAACACCATATGCAATGAAGTCAGATACTTTATTAACACAGGGTAAATATGCCAAACAACTAGCGTAAGGAGAAAATATGAGTGGATTAGGAAATATTCTGAAGCAATTACGAAATATGAGGCCAGAAAATCTACCGCATGGAGATATGAGGCCAGAAAATACTGATAAACCTGATACGGTTGAACCAGAACTATGGAATGGAATTAGACCACCTGAAGGGGAAGAGTATCAAGGTGCAATGGATTCTTGGAAGGAATCAATAGGCAAACCTATGAAACCAGGCCAACCAGGAGGTCAACCAGGAGGGTTCCCTCAAGGATTTAGACCAGATGGTGGAATTTCAAATCAACCTTGGAGTGGAATACGAAGATCAGCACCTGTGCTTAAGACATTATCAGGCGCAGCAAAACCTAAATAAATAGGAGACAAAATGGCAGGTAGAAGTAGTACTGGCAGGGTAATGGAAGAAGGTTATTACCTTGAAAAGAATCCCGATAAAACCTCAGAAGACTATGATACAATGCTTTTATATCATGGAGGACGAGGAGGTGATATTGGAGGAGGTAATTATGTCATGGATGAAGATGGTGTCCCTCGCAATTCTTCTGGACAAGTAAAACCAGGGTGGAAGATGGGTAAAGGAAAAGGGCAAATGGCAGCAGAAGGAGCAGCACCTAAGAGTGGTTCATTACGAAGAAAAGTAGTTGCACAAAGAAAGTCTTTAATAACTGGTCCTTAATAACGGTATAAAATATGTTTAATGAAAAAGACGAAATTGCTACCTCGTTAGATAAGCAATATGAGTTTTTAAAAGGCAAACGAACTACTTGGGAGCGTAACTGGCAAGAAATTGCAGAGTATGTCCTTCCACATCGTTCTGACTTTACTGCAAAGAGGTCAAAAGGAGAAGAACGACTAGAAATGGCCTTTGAAGGGACAGCAATGAGGTCATTAAAACGATTTGCCTCCAACATACATAACGTATTTACTCCAATGGGTGCAGAATGGTTCAAATTAACTACTGGACATCCATATTTAGATAACCAAAGACATATTGCTTTATGGTTAGAAGATGCAACACGAATCATCAAACATCATATTTCAAGACCTTCATCGAACTTCCACTCTGCAATCTTTCAGTATTACCTTGAAGCAGGTGCTTTTGGAACTGGCATCGTCTTTGTCGAAGATATTCCTGGTCGTGGCCCTCATTTTAGGAACTTTCCTTTATCTGACTGCGTATTGGCTGCTGGTGGAGAAATGGAGATTGATACAGTCTTCAGAGTCTACAAACAAACACATAAAGATTTGATTTCAAGATTTGATCCTGCATTATTACCTGAAGATGTACTAAAGAAAGCTAGTGGTGAAAAAATGCTGGAAGAAGTGGATGTTGTCCACTATGTTGCACCAGCATGGTTAATGGAAGACCAGTTACCTCCAGATTGGAAGTTCCCTTTTGTTTCAATACACTATCTTAAAGAGAAAAAGAAGGTTATAAAATTTAGTGGCTACGAAGATATGCCATATATCTGTGCCAGATGGGAGAGATCGGATCGAGAGATTTATGGTAGAGGTCCAACATGGGAAATACTTCCAGATATGCGTCTAATTAATGAAGTAGAGAAGGTATATCTGAAAGGTGTGCAAAAAGCTATTGCTCCTCCTATGTTTGTTCCAGATTCAGGGCTTCTTGACCCACTAGATACTACACCTGATGCAATTAACTATTATACAGTTGGTATTGGTGGGAAAGACACAATATTCCCTGTTCCTAATGCTGGAAGGATAGAATATGCACAAGATTTGAATGCAAGACTCGTAAACTCAATAAAAGAAGGCTACTTTCTCGATATTTTGGAATTACCTGGACCAATTGCACCAGATGGTGATGTAATGCGCTTTAGTGCAACAGAAGTGTCGGTACGTATGCGGAACCGCATGCCTGTTCTCGGCCCCCTACTTGCAAGACAAGAAGCAGAGTTACTAGACCCATTAATTAAACGAACAGCATTTATTCTTATGAGATCAGGTGCATTAGGAGAGATGCCAGAAGAATTAACAGAAGGATTTAGAGTCGAGTATATGAATCCTATATCTATAGCAATGCGAAGTGGTGAGGTTAATTCTATAGTACAGTTATTTGAAATGATAATGCCACTTGCTCAAATAGATCAAACAATACCTATGTATTTTAATACTCAACAGATACTTAAAAATACTGCAGAAGTATTACAAGTTTCGCCATCAAATCTAAGAACAGAAGAAGAAGTTCAACAAATGATTCAGCAACAACAAAATGAAAAGATGGCAGCACAACAACAGGAACTCGCAAAAACGACTGCAGAAGTAGATGAGAGTCAGGCTAGAGCAGAACAGACTAGATCGCAAAGAGCATGAACTTTCCTTTTCAAGAGAGAAAACGAGAACAAGATTTATTCCGTGATGTGTTTAAAAGTGAGCAAGGGGAAGATTTACTTGCTATATTATCTAGAAATTTTCATGTATATAAGTCAGTACAAACGCCTGATCCTTATATCTCTGCCTATCAAGAAGGTCAAAGATCAGTGATTATGAAGATAATAGAGATTGTCGAAACCGATCTGGAAGCCGTAAAAAGGCGTATGGATCAACAAGAAACAGAACGTCTTAAAAGGAGACAATAATGGAAGAAGAAGCTGTAGCCCCTGAGGAATCAGGACAAGTTACTGAGCAGGTACAACAGTATGCATTTAATGCTGCTGACTTACCCGAAGGATTGAGGGCAGAACCTAGCCTTCAAACATTTGACTCAGTAGATAAACTCGCAAAGTCCTACGTTAATGCGGTCAAGAAAATAGGTGGTGATCCAGCAAACCTTGTATCAATACCACAAGGTAATGAATCATGGGATAACTTCTATAACCAAATGGGAAGACCCGACACACCAGAAGGTTATGAATTCGGTGATGATCCTGATAATGAATTAGAATTTTATCGGAATGCAACTCACCAACTTGGGCTTACACAAGATCAAGCTCAAAATATGTTAGACCTTTATGCATCTGTTCAAGAAGAGCAGAATGAGGCCTCCGAGAAATCTACTGCAGATTTTGCAGTTAATAGTCAGATCGAACTCAAAAGAGAGTGGGGTACTGAATATGATGGTAATCTCGACAGGGCTCAACGTGCATTTGGTCAATTTACTACTCCTGAATTTAATACACTAATGGATGAAACAGGTCTTGGAAACCATCCAGAATTGGTCAAGGCTTTTGCAAAAATTGGTGCAATGTTAGGAGAAGACCAACTCATAGTAGGAACAGGACTAGGGCAATCTAGGATTACCTCTCATGATGCGAAAGACCAAATCCAATCATTATATTCGGATAAGGACTTTTCAAAATCATATAGAGATAATACTGATCCAGGTCACAAGACTGCTATGGAAAAGATGGATAAGTTATTTAAAGCTGCTTATCCTGGACCATAAGGCCAACACGGAAGACAAGAAGAAGACAATCGTAAGACCTTCTACTTCTTTTCTGCGATCCGATAGGACAATCGCTAGGCTATTGTTATGTTGCATGAAGCATTGTGTTTCATGCGTTTATTAATTTTAATTTATTGGAAACAATATGCCAACATTTAGTGATATAGAAACCAGTTATGTCCAGCGCTATGCGCAGGATGTACAGCATGCCTTACAGCAAAAGACTACCAGATTGCGAAATTCGGTATCCCAAAAACTTGATTGTTCAGGGATAGCAGAGTTTATTGATCGTATTGGTAATGCTTCTGCTGAGAATAAGAATGCTCGGTTTGCTGATTCCCCTGTCCAATCTATTGCTCATCAACGCAGGAGAGTTACAGCACGACCATATCATGCAGGATTTTTTGTAGAAGGTTTTGATACTCGTAGAATGAACTATGATGTATTTCAGCCCTATGCAGAAGCAACCAGCATGGCTATGGCTCGTAAAATGGATGAGATTATAGTCGATGCTGCCTTTGGCTCTGCATATCAGTCAGAAGGTGGTGCAATGGATGGAGCCACAGAAGTTGTGTGGTCTTCA